AGATACAGTAGAACTTCACGGAATATGCTTTAATTATATCAGCGATAAATTAGGCGAAAGTTTATAAATCAAATAAAGAGTTTCGGGAGATAATAAATTAACTAAAAATAATATATGAAAAAATATATAATCATAGGAGTAATCGTCGTAGTCGCAATAGTAATATCTTATATGTTTCAGGTAGAAGTAAAAGTAACTATGCCTGAGGCAGAAGCTTTATATAATGCCAAGTCAACCAAACTTATAGAGGGAATCGGGGAAACTCCAGATAACTTAGAGATGACTATTGAAACAAAGATTAACCGAACTCAAGAAGAATTATTAGAAGAAAAAGAAAAATGCGAGCGGGATATAGAATACCATCAAAAAGATATAGCTCGGCTCCAAGCAGAAATAGATGAAATAAATAATCTATTAAAAAGTTTTTAATTAAATAATTATAAATATATGGAAAAACAATATATACAAGCAAAAATACAAACGGTCGGTAAAAAAATAGAGTTCGTCGCATCAGATGAGACGATTGATAGAATGGGCGAAAGCCTCAAGATTACTGATTGGGATCTTAGAAATTTTAAGAAGAATCCTGTCTTGCTTGTTAATCATGATTATAAGGTTGAGAATATTGTTGGTAAAGCAAAGAATATAAGAAGAAATCTTCAAGAAAAGAAGCTTGTATTTGAGGCTGTTTTTCATGATATAACAGAGAAAGCGCAAAGTGTTCAAAAACTGATTGAAGAAAAGTTTTTGAAGACTGTATCTGTTGGATTTATTCCACATAGTGATGATAAAGGAAAATCAGTAACTTTAGAATTATTAGAAATTTCATTTGTTCCTATACCTGCTAATCCTGCTGCAGAACAATTGATGGTAAAAGGATTTGGAAAGATAAAAGATTTAATTAAAGATGAAGATAAAAAACAGATAGAGGATTTTATTAAAAAAGAAGAAAAGATTGAAGAAGAAGAAAAGCAAACAAAAACTGAAGTTCAATCATTAGTATTATCAAAAAAAACATTTAAGACAAAATCAGACGCATCTAAGTGGGTAAAGGATCACGATTTTAGAGCAGATAAAGTAGATGTCACAGAAGATTCATTTAGATTCAGACAATTTAGTCCGGGCAGATGTAAAGAGGGATCGTTTAGGACTATTAGCATCACAACAGGAGTGAAGGCAGTTATATGTAGGCCAAAAGAAGGACGATCTGCTGAAAATTGTATATTGATTCCTGAAAAGTTTATAGAAAAACAAGCCCTATCCAAAGAGATAAGACCTCAAGTAGATAGGCCTAAAGAAAATAGTCGGGCTGTAACAAAGGTAGAGAAAAAGCTGAAAAGATTAGATCTACGTATGTTGCAAAAGGTAGCCAAATACGTTAACAACTTGCTTTATGAAGCAAGGAAACGTAATAAATTAAACAGATGAAAAAGAAATATATTACAATAGACGGTAAGAAGATTGAGGTTAAGGAAGAGGAAGTGCCTGAAACTCCTGAAGAGGAAACTCCTGAAACTCCGGAGGAGACTCCAGAGGAGGAAGAAGAGGAAGAAGAAACACCCGAGTCAACTGAAAAGCAGATAAAGATAGCGGCAAAAAAAGCTGCCAAAGAGATTATTTCAGAATTGAAAGGACTTGATAAGATTGAAGAATTGGATAAAAAAGTTGAAAGACTTTTAGAAGTATCGCATCCAGTTAGTGATAAGTTGAAGCAGATTTTGAATGGTAAAGATTATATCAAGGACGCCGATAATTTAACTAAAGAAGAAAAAATCGTTGGTTTTTTCCATGCTTTAGTTACTAGAAATGAAGTTGCTGTAAAAGCTTTATCAGAAGGAACTGCTGCTGATGGTGGTAACCTATTTCCTGATGAATTCCGTGAGGAAATTATCAAGGAATTGGCTCAGTTTAATGTGATGAGAGGTCTTGTCAGGGTTATTCCTATGAAAAGGGATATCATGAAACTTCCTACTCAAGGATCAATGCCAAAGGTTACTTGGACTGAAGAGAATGCTGCAAAATCAACTACTACTGCAGATTGGTCTTTACAGACTTTAACTGTAAAGAAATGTGCTGCAATTCTTTATTCTTCTGATGAACTTATTGAGGATTCTGATATATTTGACGTTGTACAACTTATTATTTCTCTATTTGCAGAGGCTGTAGCAGATGAAGAGCAAAGAGTTATCATCTTAGGTAATGGTACTACTCAACCTACTGGGTTGGAGACAGCGAGAGCTGCCACTACTATTGCTGCTGTTACGCCGGCTACTGCCGGTGCAGGTACATTTGATGATATTCTTGAGCTTGAATATGCTGTGCCTAGCAAATATAGAAAGAATGGATCGTACATTGCAAATAATCAGACAATCAAAAGTTTAAGGAAGCTAAAGGATAGTGATGGTAGATATATGTGGGCTGAACCAGTTTCTGCAGGTAATCCTTCAACATTAAGTGGTAGACCTATTTTTGAAGTCAGTGATCTTCCTAATGGAACCATTTATTTTGGAGATTTCCGAAGAGCTTATTGGTTGGGAGATAGAAAGAGAATGTCAGTTAAGGTTACTCAGGAAACTGAGACCGCCTTTACCAAAGACCAAACAGCTATTCGTGTTGTCCATCGTATTGCCGGTAATGTCGTTCAAGGGAACGCATTGAGAGTAATACAAAATATGTAGAACATATTTCTACATGTGCGATCAACGATAAAGGTTGGTCGCACAAATAGAGTTATGTTTATAAAAAAGAAAAAAAAGAAAAAGTGTAAATGTATTATATGTCTTAAGAGAGATAAGATGATAAGGTCTTATGATACTAAAAGAAAATGTATACAACACAATCAAAAGTTGAGCAATATTTAAATACTGATTTATCTGCAGTCTCAAGCGAAGTCTTAAAATGGATAGCCTCAGTTCAGGCTTGGATTGATAAGTACTGTGGTAAAACATTTGAGGCATCATCTGAAACAAGATATTATGATGGTAATGGAAAACAAAGAATCCTTATAGATTCTTTTATTGGAAATCCTACTGTTGCTATATTGGAATCTGATGGAACGGTTCATTTATCATTAACAGAAGGACCTGCAGAAGATTATATTACTTATCCTCTTAATGAATCAGAGAAGAATGAATTAGTTTTAGTAACAACAGCAAATATATTATCTTTTCTAAGAGGAAAGAGAAGATTGAGAGTAACTGCAACTTTTGGCGCATCATCAGCAGTTCCGGCAGACGTTGAATTAGCTGCTACAAAATTAGTTGCATCAATAGTAGAAAAAAGAACCAAAGGCGGAGAAACAAAATCAGAAAAGTTAGGAGATCAGACAATATCATATAAAGATATTGATGAGGAAGCAAGTGCGTTAGGGATATATAATATATTAGATCAATATAGAGAAATTTATGTATGAGTATTTTACACTTAGCAACAAATACGATGGTAGTTTCCAGAATGACTCAAGTTTCAGGAAGCAAATATGCGCTATCAACAGTAACTTCTGTAAGAGGAAATTTACAGCCATTAAGCGTTGATGGCGATGCTTTAAGTGAAGGTCTTTTCGGTAGGACGTTTCAATTCTTTGCTGAAGGAGATGTAGATATTCAGTCAGGGGACAAGTTAAGAGATGAGAACGGTGATTTTTATAAAGTTGCAGATAATGGAGTTGTTAGGAGAACGTATGGAGGATTAGATTATTTGAAAGTTATCTGTGAAAGAGTAGAAAACTAAAATGTCAGTAACAGTTAGTGTAAAATTTGAAGGAGTAAAGGCGACAAAGTTCTTTGGTAGATTGCCGATACATATAAAGAAAGCATTGAATAATGCTATAATGAAATCAGCATTTTTAGTAGAGAGAGAATCAAAGAGGGTTGCCCCAGTAGATACAGGAAGGCTTAGATCCTCTATATTTACGATTATAGAGCCGTTAAAAGCTACGGTGCAACCAAGAGTCAACTATGCTATATTTGTCCATGAGGGGACGTTTAGAATGCGATCTAGGCCATTTATGAGATGGGGTGCAGAAAAAGCAAGAAATGAAATACAAAGAATCTTTAATAATGAAATTAAAAGAATACTATAATGTGGGAAAAATTATCAACAAAATTAATAGAAATCCTTGAATTAAATACTTTATTGCAGAAAGTATATAATTATGAAAAGCAGAAGCCAGATGGGATTCCGTTTGCCACATTAACACCATCATCAAACGAAAGTGAGTATGATACAACAACAGAAAATGAAAGGGTTTATGCTTTTACATTAAGGTTGTATAATGAAAGAACAGGACAAATAAAACCTGAAGACGCCGAAACAGCGATGAGAGAATTGGTTGACTCGGTGTTGGATGATCTTGATAAGAATTGGGAATTGACTGGATTAGAATCAGAAACAGGTTATACATTTTTATTAATGGAAGCTGCGCCTTCAGTGTGGGGTTATATTGAAGAGCCAGCCCAATATAGAGTGGCAGAGATAGTCGTTCGCTGTCGCTTCTCAATAGATATAAATTTAATAAGTTAATAAAATTAACTAAAAATATATGAAAGCAATAGGAAGATTATTTAATATAGGAATATCAAAAGAAACAACAAGGGGAACACAAGTAGATTCTCCAACGTTTTATGTTCCTAAAAGAGCTTTTACTCACTTTGATAAAGTGATAAAGGCGAGGTCGGAATTATCTTATAATAATATAATCAGCGAAGGAAATATAAATCCAGTTGCTCTTAAATGGGCAGAAGGTTCATTTGATACAGATGTATTATCAAATAGCTTTGGTCTTTTCTTGCTGGCGTTGTTAGGAACTGTATCTAGCGGAAGTGTAGTTGATAGTTCTTATACTCATACATTTACACTTCAGAACGATAACCAGCATGATAGTTTGTCATTGTGGGTTGATGATCCTTTGACTGGAGATATAGTGTTTACTCTTGCGATGATAAATACTTTGACTATGGAATTTGTGCCTGATGATGTTGTTAAGGTGTCAATTGATTTTATGTCAAAGGCATCAAAAGGAGTAAATAATTTAACTCCATCTTATTCTGCAGAGAGTAAATTTCTTGGTAGACATTTAACATTTAAGATTGAAAATACAACTGGAGATTTAGCAGCAGGAAGCAATGTGCCAATTAAATCTTTAATATTGAGGTTTAATAAGAATGTTATTAAAGATGATGTTCTTGGAACAGTTGATCCTGAAGATATATTAAACCAACAGTTAGGAATTGAAGGTGAAGTTGTATTGAATCTTGAGAACAGGACATATAAGGATTTAATGTTAAACGGAAGTTATAAGGCAGTTAGAATTCAATTAATTAATGTTGATGATACAATTGGAGCAGGATCTATAAATCCACAATTTATAATTGACTTTTCAAGAGTTGATTTTGAAGAATGGGAGCCTGAAAGACCTAATGACGAAATATCAACACAGAGAATTCTATTTAAGGTTTTATATGATATTACAAATGATGATGTCATTAATAATTGTCAACTAATAAATGGACAAGCAAGTTACTAAAATGCCTAAACTAACCGATATAAGACAAACAAAAAGTATAGCGCTTCCATCATATCCTGATAGCAAGGTTGTTATATATGATTCAATGATAATGGGAACGTCTCTTAAAATATCAGATGAGGATAGAAATAATCCTATAAGATTATTAAAGTATATGATTAAGGAGTGGAACTTTACTGGAGCAGATGATAAGCTTTTACCTATTAATGAAGAAAATATAGGATTGTTAAAAGCAGAGGATGCTACGTTTCTTGTTGAGGAAATAGCGAAGTTTGCAGGTATTACAAAAAAAAAATAATAGGGCTTGCTGATTTGTGTTTAGAAATGGGATGGACCCAAAAACAGATGATGGAAGAGAATACATCAGAGTTTATAAATATGCTTGTAAAAGCAATTAATTTTAGAAATAAAAAACGTGGCTGATCAAAGAGTAAAATTAATTATAACTGGACAAGATAAGGCATCAGGGAAGTTAAAAGGAGTGTCAGGAGCGTTGGGAGGACTTAAATCTGCAGCAAAGGCATTGATTCCAGTAATAGGGGTTGCCGGTTTAGCATTAGCATTTAAAAGTGTTTTAAAACAAACGATTGAATTTGAATCTAAGCTTGGAGATATAGCAACTCTTATTTCAGGTGATTCAACTATAGCTATAAATAAATTTAGAAAAGGAATACAAGAACTTTCAAAAGTAGTTCCTGTTGATCCAAAGGAATTAGGATCTGCAGCTTATCAGGTAGTATCAGCAGGAATAACAGATACTGCAGAAGCATTAGAAGTATTAAAGGAAGCTTCAAGGTTAGGAGTTGCAGGTCTTGGTGAAACAGAAGAGGCAACTAATTTATTAACATCAGCTTTAAATGCATTTCAATTACCTGCGAGTGATGCTGAACGAGTTGCAGGTATATTATTTAATACTGTTAAGCAAGGTAAAACAACTGTTGCTGAATTGAGTAGAGCGTTTGGACAAGTAGCTCCTATTGCTGCTGAAATGGGAGTATCATTAGAGGAATTACAGGCAGCAACTGCAGCATTAACAACTTCAGGTTTACAGACAGCTATTGCACAGACTCAGTTAAGGGCAGCGATGTCTTCTTTGCTTAAACCTACAAGAGAAGCACAGGAGTTATTTAATAAATTAGGCGTAGTATCGTTTAAAGAATTAATTGAAAAATCTGGTGGACTTGTTGAAGCGTTTAATCAATTGGTAATTGCATCAGAGGGAAATGAAGAAGCACTTGCAAAGGCAGCGGGTTCTGTTGAAGGATTAGGCGCAATACTTTCTTTAACTGGCGCTCAGGCTGATACCTTTTCAAAAACATTAGGAACAATGAAAGGTGCAACAGATGTTTATAATGAGGCTGTTGCAAAACAAAATGAGCAGATTGACAAACAGTTCCAATTGTTGAAGAATAATTTGAATGTTGAATTACAGAAATTAGCTTTGAAGATAATGCCAACATTGCTTGATGTAATGAAAGGATTACCAACAGCTATTGATACATTATTTGTTAAACCATTTAATGCAGTTGTAAATGTTTTATCAGAGATATTTTTTCAGATAGGAAGGGTAATAAATGCAATGAAAGAGTTTCAAAGAGTAGTAAGAGAAACAACAAGTTTGAAAGGAATAGGAGAAATTATAGGAGGTGTAGGAGGCAAAGTAAAGGGATTGTTAGGATTTCAACAAGGTGGAATTGTTCCCGGCCCTATTGGTCAGCCTGTTCCTGCAATAGTGCATGGAGGAGAAAGGATTATTCCTAGCGGAAGAAGTGCAGGTATAATCGTTAATATATCAGGATCAATGTTTTTAGATGACGATGCTGCAGAAAAGTTTGGAGAAAAATTAGTTAGGATATTAAAAGATAATGTTAGAATATAATGGCAGTTCAAGTAACAATAAATGGGGTTGATAAAACTAAGAGTATTGAGTTTGGCTCATTAAAGATAAAGAATATAATTACAAGGAAAAGAGATTTATGCAACTTTATTATCAAGTCCTATATAGGAGATGTGTTTACACCTGCAGTTGGAAGAGAGGTTGTTATAACAGATGGAGGAGTAAAAATATTTGCAGGAGTAATAACTGAATTAGAAAATACATCAAGGTCTTTTAAGATTATAAGATGGAAAATAAAATGTCAGGATTATACTAGATTGCTTGATCAGAAATTAGTTGCTGATACATTTGAAAGCCAAACTGTTGATGCAATAATAGCATCTCTTCAATCTGATTATTTCCCAGCAGGATTTACTATAAATAATGTTGATGCTCCAGTTTTAGTCAACTCTATAAAATTTAATTATAAGCCGTTAATAAAATGCATAGAAGAATTAGCAGATTTAATTAATTACGATTATTATATAGATTTTAATAAGGATCTACACTTTTTTGCTAAAGAGAAAAATGCAGCACCCTTTGATATTCAAGATGATAATGGTAGTTATAGGCATAATACATTAGTAATAAGGAGAGATAATTCGCAGATAGCTAATTCAGTTGTGGTTAGAGGAGGAGAATATTTAGGAGAAACATTTTCATCGGATATAGAATGTAACGGAGTTGACTTTGTTTTCCCTTTGCCTTATAAGTTTTCAGAGTTTAAAGCTACATTGACAGGAAATGTTTTAAATGTAGGAACTGATTTTTTAAGCGACCCTAATGATTTTGATGCTTTACATGGATTTCAGGAGAAAGTTATAAGATTTAAGAGTACAGATACACCTTCAAACGGAGCATTATTAGTAGTTTCTGGAAAACCTAATTTGCCTGTAATTACTAAAGTTAAGAATCAGCCGGCAATAGATGCAATGGTTTCTGCTGAAGGAGGAGATGGATTATATGAGAAATTGATTATTGATAAATCAATTAGAACTAAAGCAGGAGCAAGACAAAGAGCAACAGGAGAACTTGTTACTTATGCAGAAACAATATCAGATGGAGAATTTGAAACTGAAACATCTGGATTATTTGCTGGCCAAGAAATACTTGTTAATTCAGCTTCAAGAGGAGTTAATGAAAAATTTATAATAAATAGAGTAACTATAACTCAATTTTCAAACGATACATTTGTTTATAAGGTATCATTAATTAGCACAAAATCACTTGACTTAATAGATATATTACAAAAATTATTATTAGCAGAATCAAAAAAGTTAGAAATTAATGAAGACGAAACTATTGATCTTGTAGAAGGATATGATGAACAAATGACAATTGAAGATGCAGTTGAATTTTCTTTAGAGCATAATCTTCAAACAGAAACAATAGTAATAGGAGAAACATTTACTGCACAATCATTAGACTTCCCTACTGTATTTGTATTAGGACCTTTTATACCATCAGCAGCAAAGAGAGTATTTCTTTTAAGCGCTTCTCATTTAAGTTAATAAATTATATAATAAAATAATATGAAAAAAGAAGAAAAAGTAACATTAAAAGGAGAATATAAGTTTACTATCAGAGATGCAAAAACTGGAAGAATAAAAAGAATATATAGATATTCTAATATTATTCCTACAGTTGGGCGTACTATGATAGCGAATAACTTAACTGATACTTCTCCAGATAATACTCTTTTAGTTTCTCATGTTGCTTTAGGAACTGGAGTAACGGCTCCTGCAAATGGCGATACTACATTAGAAACAGAGAGTTTTAGGAATGCTGTTGCTTCAAGAACTAATGGAAATAATGTAGCTTATATTACTGGATTTTATGGTGCGACAGAAGTTACTGGAACATTCAGAGAGGCTGGCATATTCTCTGATGGTTCTGGTGCAGCTGATTCAGGAATTTTATTATCAAGAGTAGCAATTAATATAACAAAGTCCAATTCAGAAACATTAACCATTGACTGGACTTTGACAATTACATGAGTATTCCAGCAGATGCTTCTGCAGGAGATGAACTTACTGCAGTAGAAGTAAATTTATTAAGAGATTTAGGGTTTATAGTTGATCAAAACGCAGGTGAGACAATAAATGGTGGCACTTTACCAGTGGCTGTTTATTGGGATAATACTGATGATGAATGGAAGGCTTGTGATGGTAATGATGCAACAAAAATACAATTTGCAGGTTTTGCAATATCAAATTCAACTGATGGTAATCCTATAAACGTACAAACTGTAGGTAGAGTTACAGGATTTTCTGGATTGACAGTTGGCGCTAATTATTATGTGCAAGACGATAAGACTATTGGAACATCAGTAGGAACAATATCTATCTTTGTAGGTGTTGCCATAAGTGCAACCGAGATAATGATAAAAGGAAATGGAGCTTTTGTAGATTTGTTAGGCGCTCAGACAATAGAGGGTGTGAAGACGTTTGGTTCATTTCCAGTTACTCCATCTTCTGCTCCATCAGCAAATTATCAGGTTGCAAATAAAAAATATGTTGATGATGAAGTTTCAGCTAATAAAGGATTAGAATATGTTGCGATTGTTCCCATAAAGAATAATCCGGGAGATTTAGGTACGACTTGGACGGATTGGGATTTGTCAGGTTATGTTCCAGCAGGAACAGTTTATGTAGAAATTACTATTTGTAGTTCAAGTGGAGATGAAGCTGGGGTTCGTAAAAATGGATCTTCTATTGAACGCAAAATATCTGGTGATGCAAGTTATCAATGCGTTGCATTTACTACTGAGGTAGATGCAAATAGAGTAGTAGAACGATATTCCAACCCTTCAGGTGGAGCAGACTTTATTCTTACTGGTTATTGGAAGAGAGTATAATTATGGCCAAGATAGATTTATTAAAAAATATAAAAGAAGGAAAGGATAAAGTAGATTTAAAAACTTTTAAAGAAAGTATTATTGCTTTATTTGATGGAATGTTAAAAGAAGATATTGATCAGGATATAAAAAATTCAATAGCAAGATTAAGAGCAGTTACTATTATTAAATTTAAAGATATAAAATAATGGAACAAAATAACGGAAAACAAAGTTTTATAGATACAGAACAAAATAAAAGAATAACATGGCTAGAACAGCATTATTCAAATTTTAATTCTGAATTGGGTTCTGTTAAAGCTGATGTTAAATGGCTGAAATGGTGGATGAAGATGATGATCGGAAGCCAAATAGCTATTATATTAGGTTTACTTAAGTTGCTCTTTTATTAGAAAGCGAGGTGTGATATGGAAAACGATAAGATGATTTGTATAGAACCAGTAAAAAACATAGAAGAGCTTGTTCCAGCACTTAGAAGGATTGTTCAGTTAGCAAGAATAGCTCTTAACGCAGGTCGGATAATCCAGATTGACCTAAAGGAAAAGAAAGTAGAGGAAGACCCAATACTTGCTTGGAAAGATAGGGTTGCTCTCGGTTTGTCGGGACTTTGTCAGGGGGAATAGTACTTTAGGGTCTGTCTTAGAGACAGCCGTTAAAAAGGGGGTTGGAGACAAACTTAAAAATCAAGTACTACAAGAAGTTGTAGTCTGACCCCCTCTATTATTATGTGGATAAAGATATGGAAAACTTGTGGATAAAATAAGGTCTGTTATTTACCTACATCTTACCTACAGTTTATTAACAGTTTATTAACAGGGTAAATGGGGCTTTTTAAAGGGAAAATCTGACTTGTTAACAGTTTTATGGTTGCTTAATTATAATAAACTAATATATTAATATATTATTATAAGAAGATGAAAAAAAATATTCCAAAATGGGCAATACTTCATCATCAAGCAGGAAATTCTAATTTTGCATCAGTTAATAAAGATCATAGAAATAATCCTAAAATTTGGCTTGGACATTATAGCGCATTGGGATTTGCTATTGGATATCATTATTGGATTGGAAAACTTGGAGAGATTCATCAAGGCAGGCTTGATACAGAAGAAGGCGCTCATTGTATAGGAATGAACCTAAGAAGCATAGGAATCTGTTTACAGGGTAATTTTTCAAAAGAGGGAGAATATCCTACGGAAGCACAGAAAACCGCACTGAAAGGGCTTTTAATGGAGCTGATGAGGAAACATAGTATATCTGCAAGCCATATCGTTCCTCACCGGCATTTTAATAGAACAGAATGTTATGGAAAGAACTTAAAGAATGATTGGGCTCAGCAATTAGTAGCGGTGGAATTACAAAAGAGTGATGATAAAGAAGAGGTAAAATTATTGAAAAAGAAGATCAGTATAGTAGAACAAATGATAAGAGTTTTGATTCAATTAAAGTTTATATTATTTGGTTAAAGGCCGAAATAATAAAATTAAATACTTAAATATATGAATAAAATATTTAATTTAGGAAAAGGTAGACTTAGTTATATTTTAGCGATTGGAGCAGTTATATATGGTATAGTTGGATTGATCGCTGGTTTGATAGAACCAGAAACAGCAATAGGAATAATTTATACTGGTCTGGCAGTATTTGGAATTAGACGAGCAATTAAATAAATGATCAGATTAAAGGTCGTATTATTCAATTTTAAACCAAAAAAACATATGAAAGAAGATATTAAATTAAAAGAAGGAGAGACACCTGAAACTCCTGAAACTCCTGCAGAGCCTGAAGCAACTCCTGAAGAGACACCAGAAACGCCTGCAGAAGAAACTCCAGAGACTCCTGCTGAGGAAACACCTGAAACTCCAGCTGAAGAAACTCCTGAAGAAGGAAGTGAAGAAAAACCTGAGTAAGATTTGATAGCCCCCCTGAAAAGGGGGGTTTTTAGTTTAAATGTGGGGGAAAACTTTGCTATTGACAAAGGTTCTTAAATGAATTAAAGTGGACTATAGAGGATAATTGTGGAAAACTTTTATGAGAAAACCAAAGTTTAGAATTCCATATCATAGGCTCTGTCCTAAATGTAAAGAGATTTTAGAACAGACAAGAAAAGAATACAATCGTTTTTGTGATAGAATAAGGAAAGCTAATAAAAAGCAGAAACCAGCTTAGTCGGGCTGGCTTTTTAAATTATTAATTAATAGAAAAAATTATGACTCAAGAACAAGAAAAAGAAGTTATAAGGGTTTGTGGTAAAAACTATGAACCAAGTGATGTGCCTGCTTTGTGGAGGCAAACTGAGAAATCAGAAGCCGATTAGTCAAAGGCTAATGATATAATAATAGAATAAATAAATTATGTATGAAAAAAGAAATTAAAGAGATTGACGAGGGTAAAAAGGTAATGCGTATCACTACTCTAAATGAAAGGTGGTATGCAAAACCAATTGAGGATAAAGAAACTGGTCTTCCTAAATATGAATTCCTGCCATCATCAACTTGGATAGCAGGGTATTATCCAAAAGGCATAGGATTCTGGAAATGGTTAGCGAATAAAGGATGGGACGAAGCAGAAGCATTAAAAATAGCAGCAGGAGATAAAGGATCAAAGGTTCATTATGCATGCGAGGATATTGATAAGGGAGTAGGAATAGAAATTACAAAGCAGAAATATCCTAATCCTACTAATGGAGAACTTGAGGAGTTGACGATTGAAGAAATAGATTGTATTAATAGTTTCAAACAATGGTTAGATGAAACTAAGCCAGAATTATTGGCTAATGAGATTACGGTATTTGGAGATGGATATGGTGGAACGATAGATAAGATTTATAGGATAGATGGACAGATTTGGATCGTGGATCTAAAAACAAGTAAGACGGTGTGGGAGTCAGCTAAACTTCAATTATCTTCTTATTCAAATGCTGATATTGATTATAAGGAACTGAAGATTACAGAGAAAGAATGGAAAGAAAGGAAGCAGGCCATACTTCAGCTCGGATATGATAAGTATAGGACAGAAGGCAAGGCGAGATTCAAGTTTACCGAGATAGAGGATAAGTTTGAGTTATTTAAAATGGCTAAGAAGATTTGGGCAAATGAAAACCCAAATTCAAAGCCAAAAGAAATGGAATATCCTTTAATTATAAAGTCTGAATTTAGGACTTTAAAAGATAAGGATGTTAAGAAAAATGAAAATAAAAATAACTAAGCTATTAGGAACAACATCAATTCAGTTTGAAGTTGATGAACCCAAACAAAAGGATGCCTTATTCTCAGCGGGGGTTCTTGCAAGTACTCCGATAAAATGTGGCAAGTGCGAAAGCGAAGATGTAATATTGTCGGGCAACAAAGCCAAAGGATATACATTTGTAAAAGTAATTTGCAACAAATGTGATGCCCGGGCTCAACTGGGAGAGTATAAAGAGGGAGGTTTCTATTGGAAAGAGTGGGAAAAGTATATTCCAAAAGGAGGAGGAAGAGATGAGGATGTTCCTATTATAGAAGAATAATCTGAACCCGGGGCTGCTGAGCGGGATCTTAACAGCCCCGGGCAAAATTATGAACAAGTTTAAAATATGGGGGCTACAAATAGAGGAGATATTAGTAGACGATAAAGTATTTTGGAAAACAGATGTAAGAAATCCCTTTAAATTAGACGATAAGTGGCAAGTCGGACTTAATGAAAAGTTCTTTAGAGAGTGTTGGAGAAACGGGGTAGATAAAATAATATTACAAATAGGAGAAAGAGAAATAATGATGGAAGTGCCGTCAAGTAAATCTCTTAAAAAGAAAGTAAAAGCGGGTGAATATGAGGATAAGCCCTCGCTATTTAAAGGGTCAGCACCTATGAGGATTTATCATTTTAAAGTAATTTAACACCTAAGTATGGGCTTGGGAAATAAATATGAGCCAAATGAAAGAACTTTATACTGAACTCCAAGAAGCAGGTTGGAAAGAAGAAGATATTAAAACTGTTTCTGATAAACTATTTATGATAAAAAGACAAGAGGAAACAGAAGATGAATATATGGAACAAGAGGCAATAGAAGAACAAGAAGAACAAGTTAGAAACGAACCAGAAGGAGAGGGAGTTTAATTAACCTAAATAATACATATGAAAGAAGAAATACTAAAAGAGTTTAGAGAGAAGTTTCATTATGATGAAGAATATGGTTTTTATACAGAACCTTTAGGAAATTCTGTAAGTCATAAACCTATAGAAGATTTCTGGCTATCCAAATTAGTAGAAGAATATAAACGGGGATATAATGAATGTTTAAAAGAGCAAGGAAAGGTTGGAGAAAAATATCAGCACCTTTATCTTTAGCAATTATTAAAATAGATATGAGAACAAAGATAAATAAATAGTATGAAGTATCTAAAATATCTTAATTATGTTATCCGCCACAAATGGTATGTAGGGATAGAGTGTTTTAAGAAAGGTTTAATCTGGCGAGGTTTAATGCACGATAATAGTAAGTTTCTATTAGATGAGTTTGTTTCTTATGCAAATTATTTTTATGGCGGGAAAAATGATATTAAGCAAGGTAGAGATGAAACAGGATATTATAAACCAACAGACACAGGAGACAAAGCATTTGATTTTGCTTGGTTATTACACCAAAAGAGAAACAGACACCATTGGCAGTGGTGGATATTACCAGAAGATGAGGGAGGAGTAAAGATTTTAGAAATTAGAGAACCTTATTTTACAGAAATGATTTGTGATTGGATTGGAGCAGGAAAAGCACAGGGACATTTTTCGCCTAAAGACGACCCGTTAAAAGAAACAAGAAATTGGTGGCGGGTTAATAATCATAAGATGCAATTAAATCCTATTACAAGAGAAAAATTAGAGCAATTATTAAAATAGATATGAGTAAAGAAATAAAGAAATGGAAAATTGAATATGACCCAGAATTAGATGAGTTTTTTTGTGGGAGATTACCCCAGCCAAAAGATGCTCGGATGTATGCTATTGAAACTGGGTTTTATTATTACTTGAATAAGAAAGGAGAGATAACGGGCATTTGCATAGAATACTTTAAAACAGTGGCTGAAAAATGGCTTAAATTAAACAAGATAAATTTAAAAAGAAAATAATATGAAAACAGAATTAAAAGACATCCAAAAAAAGCAAGATGAGTTAGATCACGAAACTTTACTTTGCTCAAAATGTGGTAAAGAAGAAATCTGGGGATTTATAAGAGATTGGGGGGTTTGTAATGAATTGAATGTGTAGCGAACCATTTTGAAGAAGAAGAAGCAAATAGAATAAAAAACTCTGTTTAATTATTAAAATAGAGATATGGCAGAAACAAAATTAAAAGAGCCAATTATATTAAGCAAATGCTGTAATTCAGAAGTTGATTTTGTCGGTGGTGGATATGATGGAGAAGATATAGTTCCTATAAAAGATATTTGTAAAAAATGTGGTTGTGAATGCGAGATTAAAAGAATAGTGCCGAAAGATTGGAAAGATGAAAAACCGCCTTTTTAAGCAATTATTAAAATAGATATGAAGAAAGAGTATTCTTATGGACTATATAATAAATCAAATGAAAATGAGCAGTGGATAAGATTAACAGAGGGTTGTCCGCATAATCACCCTTATTGCTACGAGCCACAGGAAATTAAGATATTTGGGATCCCCGAGATTGTGAGAAATAAAGTTAAGATTATGGATATGAATTTGTTATGTAAGCCAGAAGCATTAAGAATAATAAAAGAATTGGGTGGAAAGAAGGTTAATAAAAAAGTTGTATATTACGAGTTGATATGTGGAATAGATTTCAGATTTCTTACTTTGGAAATAGCAGAAGCATTAAAGTCCTCAAGATTTAAAAGAATTAGATTGGCTTGGGATTTATTAATGCAAGATCAGTATAAAATTAAAGATGCAGTAAATAATTTGTTAAAAGCAGGATATAGTTCAAAAGAAATTCAGGTTTTTATGATCTGTAATTGGAAAATATCACAAGAAGAATGTAAGAGAAAATTAGATTTATGTAAAATATGGAGAGTTCAAGTAGCAGATTGTTATTATGATAATCAACTTAGTCCGAATGTTAAACCTATTTATTGGACAAAAGAAGAGATAAAGAGTTTTCGGCAAAAGTGTAGAAAACATAATCAATTAGTAAATTTCGGGATTGATCCTGAATTAAAATAGTCCCCTAAGAAGATATGAATAAAGAAGAAATAATAAAAGAAAAAATAATAGGTATTTTATGTAATGAACACGACTTACGACTTAGAAGATGGGTAGCAGAATTATTAGCAGACCAGATTTTCGGAATATTTAAAAAAGCCCTAAAAGCCCAAAACCAAGAACTATTAAAGAAGATAGAGAGAAGATTAAATAAATTAAAAGGGAAAAAGGCGGATATAGAAATAATAGAGTTTTTAGAAGATTTAATAAAGATACTTAAATAAGAGATATGAATAAAGAGAAAAAAACTAAATATCCTTTATGTCCTAATTGTAATAATGCTATGGTTTGGACTTTTGCCTTTCCTTATAAAGAATATGCCTGTTTGCCTTGTGATGAATCTGCTCCAATGTTTAACGGACTTACAAAAGGATTTAGAAGTGAAAAATCAATGAATGCTAAAAAAGAAAAATGGAGTGAAGAATTAAGTATAATAGCAAGAAGGATTGGTGGAGCTCAATGTGCTGTTGATGGATGTGTTAATGGAAGCTGTGATTTATGCAAAAAATCGGCTGATAAAAATTATAAGTTTAAATATTATAAATCTAACCTCCCTAAATAAAGATATACTATGAGTATATGAATACAAAACAAAAAGGTCGAAAATTAGTAAAGATAATTCTTGCACAGGTTCGGAACGAGCTTGATAGGAGCGCTTATGAGGTTTCAGGATCGGGGGCCGGGCTCGATAAAGGAGATATCAGAATACCAATCTTGGATCTTGTTATAGAGGCAAAAAACTGTAAGGTTATCCAAATGGCAAACTGGGTGAAACAAGCAGAGAGAGAGGGACTGGGGCATAGCAACACGGCTCTAATGTGGAGGCATCCTAAAAGTTCTCAAGAGAATCCAGAGGTGAGAGTAGATATTAGCTTGGATTATTTTATAACACTGGCATCGAGATACAAAGAGCCAAAAATAAAAGTCCCAGATCGGGATTTAAAATGGGCGCTAACTACTTTAAAAAACGCAATCAATCAAGTGTTAAAAAAATTATGAAGAAACCATTTACAAAATTTGAGTGGGTATTGATTGGAATTATATCGCTTTTAATTGGATTTCTAATTGGATTTATATCTGGCCGGCGGATTCTTTATGAATATAAAGTGAGACCATTACTTAATGAGAATACAAGAGTAATGGATGATTGTGGTGGAATTGAGGAATGTGAATAAAAGAAAACCACCCTTAACGGGTGGTGGAGTAGATTAATCAAAATACTCGCTTTACATAATAGACGAGAAATTGTCAACTATATTACATTAAATAAATGGAAATAATAGAAGTTAAAATTGAAGATTTAAAAGCTTCAGAATATAATCCTAGAGGATTGACTGAAAAGGAGAAAAAAGATTTAATGGAAAGTATAAAAAGATTTGGAATGGTTGAACCAATTTTAGTTAATTCTGCGCAAGAAAGAAAAAATATAATAATTGGAGGACATCAAAGATATTATATTTGTAAGGAATTGGGAAAAGAAACTGTGCCAGTTGTTTATGTAAATATTCCTGATTTAAAGAAAGAACAGGAGTTGAATTTAAGGCTTAATAAAAATTTAGGTCATTGGGATTATGATTTACTTACTAACTTTGATGAGGAGATGCTTTTGGATACAGGATTTGAAAGCGAAGAATTAATGGAAATGTTTGGTTTAAATGAAATTGAAAGTGTTGAAGTTGATTTAGAAAGATTAAGAATAATAATTGTTGAAGCACCTGAAGCCCCAAAATTAAAAGAGAGAATGGCTTTTTATTGTGATAATATTGAGGAGTATAAAAGAATAGTAGAATATTTTAAAACTGGTAGAAGTAGTTTAGATAAGAATAAATTATTAGAAATGATATGAAATATTTTAGTTTGTTTGCTGGAATTGGTGGATTGGAATATGGTTTATGGAAGCGTGGAAATGAATGTGTTGGTTTTTCAGAAATAAAGAAGAGTTCTATTGATATTTATAAGAAAAATTTTGGTAATATAAAAAATTTTGGTAATATAAAAAAGATAGATATTAAAGAGATGCCAGATTTTGATATTTTATTAGGTGGATTTCCTTGTCAATCGTTTAGTTTAGCAGGAAGTAGAATGGGTTTTAAAGATAGAAGGGGTAAGATGATATTTTATATTTACGATATTTTAAAAAGAAAGAAACCAAATTATTTTGTTTTAGAAAATGTTAAAGGATTAATAAATCATAATAATGGAAAAACTTATAATAGTATATTTAAATTATTAATGTTTGCGGGATATAATGTAAGGTGTGTTTTATTAAATAGTTTGTATTATGGATCTGCTCAAAATAGGGAAAGAATATTTTTTATAGGAAGTAAGGATGAGTTTGATATGATTACTCCTGAAGTAATTGATGATAGTATAAGGTTTAGGGATATAAGAGAAAGGTGTGGTGATTTTAAATTTGTGGATAAAAGGGAGAGGATTGTTGAAAAGATTGAGCAAAAGAGAAAGTTTAATTTTGAGTTGATAGGTGGGTATGATAGGGTTGGAACTTTGACTACTATGTATGGATGTGGTGAGAAGTTGGTTTGGGAGAATGATTGGTTTAGATATTTGACTGTTAGAGAATGTGAGAGGTTGCAGGGATTTCCTGATGATTGGACAGAGGGTGTTAGTGATAGTCAAAGATATTGGCAACTTGGGAATGCTGTGAATTGTAATGTTAGTGATTATCTTTTTGGTGTTTATTTGCCAAAAATATGGACAGGTTTTGTTTTTCGGTAGGGGAGTGGTATGATGGAGTAATGAAATGTAAAAAATGTGGAAGAAAATTAACTGGGAGAAAAACATCATATTGTAGTTTTTATTGTTCTAAAACTCATCTTAAAAGTTTGTATAGGAAAAGAAACCGAGAAAAATTAAATGCTTATAATAGATGGTATAGAAAAAACATTAATAGAGGAAAAAATAAAAGGAGTAAAATGGATAAGTTTAAAAATGAATCTAATCCAAATTACATTATTCGTGAAGGATGTCGCAAGTGTGGAACTACAGAAAATTTAACTTTAAATCACATCGTTCCATTATCAGCAGGAGGAACTGATAAAGAGGAAAATTTAGAAGTTCTCTGTCAAAAATGTAATAATTTAGAATATAAAGAAATAGTCAAAAAAGCATTAGAGTTTTATTTTAAACACAGGAGTGCATAACTTGGGGAAAACAGTGATAAAAATTAAAGGTCGTTAAAAAGAAAGGAGGTAATTATGTCTAAGAAAATAGTTTTAATTCAAGGAGCATTTGATATTCTTAATGCAGGGCATGTGATGGCTTTTAGGAAATGCACTACTCTAGGAGATCATGTTATTGTTGCATTGAACACAGATCAACTCTACAAGGTTTATAAAGGAAAAGGCAAAGGACCCATAGTTCCTTATAGGCAAAGAAAACAGATTATTGAATCTATTAGATATATTGATCAGGTTGTTCCTGCTATGCAATTTAGTCCTTTTAATCTTCTCAAAAAGTATGACGTTGATGTTTATGTTTATACCAAGGAATGGGAAAAAACAAAGGAATTTGAAATTGCATATATGAAAAGGAATGGCAAAAAAGTTTTTGTATGTCCGAGATATAAGAATGCTTATTGCACAAGCTTGATTAAGCAAAGAATAATTGAAAGACATAAGACCTCAAAAAAAGGAGGATAGATAAAATCTGTCCTCCTTATTATCAATTAATTTAAAATTTATGAAAAACATAATAAAAGCAATAAGAGAATATTTAATTTTAAGAAGAATGATAAGAGAGAAAGAAAGCGCCTTGTTTGAGACAGAAAGGGATATTGAATTCTTTGAAATATGCAAAGGAGAATATGTAAATATGACGGTTCAAGGAGAGAATGATATGAGAAAGGAATTGCAGCAAGAATTAAATAAAGCTGAAAACAAAAAAGATAACGGTAAGATTAGAAGATTGTCAAATGATATACAAGAGTATAAGAAAGTGCAGGGTCTTTATGCAATGTCAAAAAGAACAAGAGATGAATTAAAACTTTATCTTAATTTATTAAGACATGGAAATAAAGACTAGCTGGGATGATGGAAAGTTGTTGGATCTCAAATTAATAGATCTATTGGAAAAATATGAGATGCCTGCAACTTTCTATATTCCTAACGATTGTGAATTGTCAAATCAAGAAATATATGAATTGTCTTTAAAGTTTGAAGTTGGAGGACATACTGTAAATCATCCACAAGATTTGAAAAAGCTTAGTGATCACGAATTGTTTTTTGAAATTACAAGTAATAAGGATTATTTAGAGAAAATAATAGAAAAGAAAATATATAAATTCTGTTATCCAAGGGGAAGATATGACAAAAGAGTTATAAAAGCAGTCAAGGATGCAGATTATTTAGAAGCAAGAACAACAAAAGTGTTTAAACTTTTGAAACCTAAAAATCCTTATGAGACAGGAACTACAATACATGTATTTCAAAGGCCTGAATATCAAGGAGTTGATTGGTTGAAGTTAGCAAAGGAGTATTTCTTTTTAGCTAAGCAAGCAAATGATTCTATATATCATTTGTGGGGTCATTCTTCAGAGGTAAATAAAAATAAAAACTGGGATAAATTAGAAGAATTATTTAAGTTTATAAAAAATTATGAAAAAAATAACGTGTCCTAATTGTAATTTTGAGGGTAAGCCAAAGTATGGAAGAAGCGTTGGAATAGAATTATTATTATTTCTATTTACATGGTGGATGTTTTTAATTCCATTGTTTCTTTATTATGGATTTACAAAGAGATGGATTTGTCCTAAATGTAATTATAAATATATAATTAAGAAATGATTAAAGTATATCTTCCAAATATATCAAGATCACAGATCGGGGGGGGCTGGACGTTTATTAGGAACTTAAAAGAAGGACTTAAAAGAGAAGTTGAGTTTGTTGATAATGTGGATGATTGTCATGTGTATTTTATAGCAGGACCTACAATAGTTAATCCGTCAGAGGCTCATGAAGCTCATAAAAAAGGCAAGGCAATAGTTTTTAGAGTTGATAATGTTCCACGGAAATCAAGAAATAGAAGATCAACTCCATATGAAAGAATGAAAGAATTTACTGATCTTGCTACAGTTGTTATTTATCAATCTGAATGGGCGAAGAAATATTGTTATCCTTTATGCGGAGATGGAGAGATTATTTATAATGGAGTTGATACAAATATATTCTATCCTAATAAAGATTTGAGGCCTAAAGATAAAACTGTTTTCTTATATGCTTATCATGGCAAAAATGAATTGAAGCAATTTTGGAAAGCTCATTATATTTTTCAAATGCAACATAGAGAAAATCAAAATGCAGAGTTCTGGTTTATAAATGACTTCGGAAGAAACTGGCAGGAAATTAATGATTCAAAATTTGATTTTTGGAATGGAGAAAGATATGTTGAATTAGAGAAAGTAGATAATCCTAATGATATGGCGAAGCTAATGCAACAGGCATCGTTTCTAATATATCCATCAATACTTGATGCATCGCCTAATTTGGTTTTGGAGGCAAGAGCTTCAGGATTGGATGTTATTGGCGCATCATCAAGAGAGTTTTCAGGAACAAAAGAATTGCTTGATCCTCAGCTTGACATATCATTAAAAAGAATGTGTGAGGAATATTTATCATTATTTAGATTAATAGTTAATTAAAATATGAGAAATAAAAAAGGGCAATTTATTAAAGGACAAAGACCAGAATGGTTAAGAAAAAATATAAGTAAGTCATTAAAAGGAAAACCTAAATCAACAGCATTTAAGGAGAATCTTAGAAAGATTAGAACGGGTTGTAGGTTGAATAAAACAACGAGAGAAAAAATAGCGAAAAAGCTAAAAGGAAATAAGAATTCTGTTCGTGCCATAGATGGTAAAAATAAATATAAAGCAAGAGGATATGTTATGGTTTATAGTCCAAATCATCCGTCAGTTAATAAATATCCTTATGTGTTTGAACACCGACTTATGATGGAAAAGAAGATTGGAAGACCTTTGGAACGATGGGAAATTGTTCATCATAAGAATGGAATAAAAGACGATAATAAAATTAGTAATTTAGAAATTTGTTTTCGTAAAAAGCACTTTGGGAAAGTTCAATGTCCTTTTTGTAGAAAAGAATTTTTAATAAAATGATATGTCATCATATACTCGTAATCAATTAGAAGATTGGCTTAAGACAATAGATGTCAAGGCAGATAGGGTTCTTGATATTGGAGGTAGTCAATTACCAATTAAGGGAAGGACTAAGAGTTGGGATGTTAAGGATTATAAGATACTTGATTTAAAAAATCCTCACGAGCAGAAAGTTAAACCTGATTGGGTTGGTAATATACAAGATGATTTGACAGATATTGATATTAGTGAGTCAATTGAAGTTCCTTATTTTAATGTAGTATTCTGCTTAGAAGTAAGTGAATATTGGTATAATCCACTTCAAGCATTGCAAAATATTAGTGAATTATTGATAAAGGGTGGTATTTTATATATCAGCTTTCATTTCTTATACCCAATGCACAATCCAAAAGGAAAAGATTATTTAAGATATACAAAATGGGGAGTGGAAAAGTTGTTGAAAGAAATTGGATTTGAAATAGAAGATATAAAATATAGAACAGTTAAAGATAAAGGAAGATTATTTGAATTTTATGCTGGAGAATGTATGAGGCCTTGTAAGAGTTATAATCAACATTCTGATATTGGTTATTTAATAAAAGCAATAAAAATATGAAGAAATATAAAATTGGCATAGTAGGAATCGGCATGGTTGGTGGTGCATTAATGAGATATTTTAAAAAGAAAGAAGCTTATGAAGTTAAGCTTTTTATTTTTGATAAAAAAGGTCTGGGATCAATGGAAGAAGTTGATAAGGCAGATTATATTTATATCTGTGTTCCTACTCCTTATGTTATGGAAAAGGGTTGCGATACTCTAATTATTGAAGATGTAATATCTCAATTGAGTCCGGGTAAAATTATAATAATTAAATCAACATCTTCTCCCGGGACAACTGATTATTTTCAAAGAATTTATCCTAAACATAAATTTTTATTCAATCCAGAATTCTTAACAGAAGAAACAGCAGATCAAGATATGTGTTTTCCTGATAGACAGATTATAGGATATACTAAAGAAAGCTATAATGTTGCAAAAGATGTTTTACAACAATTACCATTAGCGCCTTTTGAGAGGATAGTTCCTGCGATAGTTGCAGAGATGATTAAATATGCAGGTAATACTTGGTTCTCTGTTAAGGTAGCAAAGAACAATGAATTGTATGATTTGTCAAGAAAGATAGGATTTACTGAGGAAGAATGGGAACAGGTTGTTGATGGAATGTCAGCGGATAGAAGAATAGGAAGAACTCATTTAAAGATAATGCATAAAGGCAAAAGAGGATACTGGGGAAAGTGTCTGCCAAAGGATGCAAAGGCGTTATTGGATTTTGCTAAAATTCATAAAGTTGATATGCCTGTTTTAAAAGCTACAGATGAATATAACGATAAATTATTAGATCGTCAAGGTTATAAAAAGTTTATATGAATTTAGAAAAAATAAACATCAAAGAGCATTTTTCAATGGAAGAATGGGATACAAGGGCAGTGGCAAGAGAAAAGCTTTATAAGAATATGGCTAAGATAATGCATGAAACTAAGAAGCCATTTATGCAGGATTGTGAGATTGAGGCTTTTGAAAAAGTTTTATTAGGTCTTAATGAAAAATATCTTGATATTCTTGAATGGGGATCTGGATATAGTACAGTATATTTTTCTGAATTTTTAGTAGATAATGATATTGATTATAAATGGGATTCATTAGAAATAGACGTTAGATGGTATATTGAAATTGTGAAATTAGGATTAGAATATACTAAAATAGATATTCATTTATTTGATGAAGAGATATTAAGGATAGACGATAGAAGATGTCTGAGGAGATTTCAAATGAATGAATATGTTAAGTTTCCAAGTCGTCTTGAAAAGAAGTTTGATCTTATCTTTATTGATGGATCTAAAAGAGTGAGATGTCTTAAAGAGGCAACTAAATTATTAAATCCTGATGGCGTTGTATTATTACATGACGCACAAAGGCCAGAGTATAAAGAAGGAATGGATTTATACGATGGTAAGATTTTAGCAGGAACTTTATGGCTGGGGAAGTTAAAAAAATCCCAATAATAATGACTTGCAATTATGCAAGGCCTATATTGGTAGATCAGACATTAAAATCAGTAAGAGAAAATACTGAATATCCGTACAATCTTATATATACAGAAGATTATAAAAGAGGTCCTGATAAATTAGACTATCTAAATTTAAGAAATGAATTAGTTGACGGTATTAATTTTGAATGGGATTATATTATTTTTATGGATGATGATATATATTGCAGAAAAGGTTGGTTGAGTGCAATGGTCAAAGCTTTAGAGAATAACCCTGATGTTTATGTATTAGCAGGAACTACTTGGCCGGCTCATAGGATAGTTGAAGTCAGAGATGATATTTCTATAAGCAAGCAATTTGTAGGAGGATGTTTAATAATGAGCAAATGGGTTTGGGGACAAATAAGACCGTGGCCTATTAATAAAAAGAAAACAATTATTATGTGGGAAAGAATATATGATCTTGGAGGAAAAATAGCAGTATTAAATGATCAGACAAAATTAATACATTGTGGAGTAAAGAGTATTATAAATAGAAGAGGAAGAAGAAAAGATACAATAAAAAGAATAAGAGATTTTGCACATAGTTTTGGAGCAAAAACAAATTAATGAAAATAGCATATGTAAGTAAACTATATTTATATTCAAATTTATTAATAGAGGGATTGATAAAAAAAGGCGTATATGTTAAATCGTTCAGATATTATAAGGACATAAAAAGACCACAGGATTATGATATAATTTATATTGAGTCATTGGGAGCTGATGTTACTGTTGCAAGTAAGAGAGAACATAAAAATCTTATAATATTAACAAGAGGAGTAGGAGTTTATGAGTCAAGGATTGATAGGATAATATGGAAAAATATAAAGACATTATTTTTTTTACAACAACATCAGTTGGATTATTTTAAAAGGAGATGGGGTAATAAAAAGATTCCTACGAAGCTCGGAGTGTTGCCAGTTCCTGCGCCTTTAAAGCAATTTACATTGAAGAAAGATATAAGATTGACAAATAAAGTTGCTTTGATTGCAAATATAACAGATAGAAAAGGATCGGCATATATACCAGATTTTCTTCAGATGTATCCTGATTTAACGATTCATCATTTAGGACAGGTATGCCTATATGGAAATCCAGTTAGAGAATATGTTAGATGGAGATTAGAAAGAGATGGAACTGCAAATAGATATTTTTGGAAGAAGCATATATCACAAGGAGATTTAAACAATTGGCTTGAAGATAAATCATATATTTGGCTACCTTCAATTAGTGAAGGATTTTGTAGAGCATTGATTGAGGGACATTGTAAGGGATTAAAACCTATTATAAAGAATTACGCAGGAGCAGAAACAATTTGGGACAACACATTTTTATATGATAGAATAGATCAAATAAAGAGGATATTAGATTTACCTTATGAGCCGGAAAGATATAGGAAGTATGTAAATAATAAATTTAATAAAGAAAAAGTAGCAGAGATTTTTCTTTCTTATGTATGATACATTATTTAAATATACAAATCCCAGATAGTTTTCAATTGCCAACAGAGCAATATCGTGGTAGAGGAAAACATTGTTTTGTTGTTAGGGCAACAGACGAAGTTAGAGAAAAATTTGGATTATTGCATAAGAAACTTTTGTTAAAAGTTTTTCATCTTGACCCAATAGATGAAGGGACAGATATAAGTAAAATAAAATGGGGCGATGATCCTAAAGGAGATAACCCTAGATTGAATACAACAATAATGGAAGCTACAAAGATTCAGAATATTTGTCATTTTGAATATGTAGCGCCTAAAGTTCATGCTTTATTAACTGTAATATTTAGAGAGAAATTATATTTAGCACAACTTATTGATGATCTTGGAGCAGATTTTAAAGAACATCATACCGATTCATACGCTGTTTATGAGAGAATTAAGGAGCTTGGCGCAAAATACGGATTTACTAATCAAAAAGATGATGTTTCAAAGTGGGATGTCTTGCAGGATAAGCTTATAGATTTTCAAACATTCTGGTTTACAGAAGAACATAAAAAGAAAATTGTACAGATTTATAAAGATAAAACTAAATGGGGCAAGATATATTATCATGAGTGTCCGGCATTAGAGTTAACTGGTGGGCCTAGAAATATGGCTAAGAGAGTAATAGAAATGGGATTAGATAAGGTTGATTTTAAAGATAAGACAGTTTTGGATATAGGGTGCAGTGGAGGTATATTTATTAATTATGCGTTGGACAGAGGGGCTAAGAGGGCTGTTGGTCTTGATTTTAAAGAGTGTGTTCAGGGTGCTAGATTAGCTTCAAATGAATCAGAACATTTTAATGCTGAATATTATGGTATTGATCTTCTGAAAACGAATACAAAATATTTGCAGGGATTAATGAATATTGACAAGTTTGATATAGTGTTGTATTTTTCAATGTTTAGGCATGTTCATTTTCCAGACTTTGTCTGGGAGCTTTGTGGAGATATGGCTATTATTGAATGGAATAATTGGAAAAGCGAAGAAGAAATAAAAGGATTAGTTGGTAAGCAATTTAATATTAATAAAGAAGGCAGAACAACAGATCATGGCACAGGTAAACCGTTCTGGTTCTGTAAACCAAAATGAGATATAACAAATACGAAAAACAGGGTGCATGCCATTGGAAAGAATATGCAAGGGGAAGAAATTATAAGGAGATAGTTGACTCAAGTTTGATTCCTTTTCTAAAGAGAGATTTAAAAAAAGGAACTGTTGTTGATATTGGATGTGGAGATGGGTTGCCTACATGTAAGCTTGCCGGTCTGGGGTTTATAACAATAGGTGTTGATGTTTCAGAGCTGGGAATAAAATATGCTAGACATCATTGTAATAAAGAAGTTGAATGGGTACCAGAAGATGTGATTGATTTCTTAGGAGATTGTATTGTTGACAATAGAACATTTGATTATTTATATTCCTTGAATACTATTGAGCATTTAGAAGATGCAAAAGTATTAGTTGAACTTTGCAAGAGAATAAAAAACTTTTCTATAATAGTTACTGATGATAAAGATACTTGTAAAAAGGATAATCCATTCCACGTTAAAGAATTAAATAGAGACGACTTTAAGGAATTATTTTATGAGTTTAATTTAGAAGAAATACAAATTAATCATCCAAAGTTTTTTGGATATAAAATAAAATATGAAAAATGTACTTCAAATAATTGATACGCCCAATTGGGCAATTAATAAATTAGCAAGCGCTATCGTTAAATATAATCCTAAATATAATTTTGAAACTATCTTTGTCCATCCAAAGGATTTGGAACAAGGACATGTTGATTTGGCAGATATAAAGGAATCAATAGAAAGAGCCGATATTATAGATGCTCAATATTGGAGGACTTGTTCTCAGTTGCTTGAAAAAATACCAGAGATGAAAGAAAAGAAAATTATATTGACTCATCATAATGAGAAGAATCTGTTATCTGCAGACTGGACTGATATAGATTTGCATATAGCAAAGACAAAATATTCCTTTGATATATTAAACGCAAAATATGAAGGAAAGGTGAGGCTTATTTATAATAGTTTTGATCATGAGACATTTAAATTTAACGATGATTATCCGCCTTCTGATAAAAGAGTTGGTTATGTGGGAAGGACATCACCTTGGAAAGGATTAAAAGAAATAGCGCAAGCTTGTGCTGAGTTGGGATATGAATTGCTATTTATGGGTAAAATGGATAAACCTAGTTATTTTAATTCAATCCCTCAAGAGCATAGAGATATTATAGATTGGAATTATTTAGATTGTCCTGATGAAGAAAGGCCTAATGCATATAAAGATATGACAATTTATGTAGGTAATTCGGGTCCGGGCAGAGAGGTTGGAACATTGGGAGTGATTGAGGCTATGGCTTGTGGTATTCCAGTAGTTACTACACGAGCAGGAATAATGAATGATATAGGAAAGCATGAAAAGAATTGTTTGATTGCGGACTTTAATGATTACGAATCATTGAAAGAAAATATATCAAGATTGATGCAATCAGCTTCATTGAGAAGTAAGTTAAGAAAAAATGCTTGGAATACAATTAAGAATTATAATAATGAAAGAATGGCAAAGGAATATTCAAGGGCTTTTAATGAGATTTTATTTAATAAGAAGCCACTTGTTTCAGTTATAATTCCGGCTACAAAAGAAAGAGAAGAATGTGTTAGTAAAATATTATTAATATTAGAGGAAAGCACTTATAAAAATATAGAGGCTATTGTAATTTGGGATGAGTTGGATGATGTAGAGATTGGTGTATTAGGAACAGATAAGTTGTCTTATCCGATTAATCAATTGAATACAAATAAGCTAGGTTATAATTTGGCTATGGCAAGGAATTTAGGAATTATAGAAGCTGAAGGAGAATATTTAATGTTTTGTGATAGTAGATTATTGCCTGATAAGGATAGTATAACTAATTTTATTATGCCAATGGCAGCAAAAACTTGGCTTTTTGGAAATAAGAATAATGATAAAAAAACATTTATTGAGAACTTTTCATTTATATCTAAAGAAAATATTGTTAGCGCTGGAATGTTTAATGAAAGAATAAATGAATATGGCGGTATGTCACAGGAGTTAAGAGAAAGATTTGGTGATCAGGGATTTGAATTTAAATTTATAGAAGAAGCAAAATGCAGTGAATTAAAGACAAGTAAAACAAGGTCTGATCGCCGTCAACAAATTATAAGAATGAAAAACTTATTATGGAAGCTTCGTAATTGATAAGCACATCAATATGAGGTATAATGGAAGTAATGGAAAGAATAAAAAGAATAAAAACTTGTATTGGTTGTGGTGATAATTTTCAATTTTATGCTTTTAATATAGAGTATAAAAGGAGAAAGTATTGCACACGAATATGTGCTAATAAACAAACTGCAAATGCAAATAGTATTTCAAAAATGGGTGAGAAAAATCCAATGTATGGAAAGCATCCTTGGAATTATAAAAAATATGGCGTTCAGAAAGGAAGGCGTGGAAAAGATAATCATTTCTGGAAAGGTGGGAAAACTGATACCACGCATAGAGCAAGACAGAGCGGTGTTTGGAAAAAATGGAGATTGGCTGTTTATGAAAGAGATAATTATACTTGTCAAATATGCAAAGTTAAAGGTGATGAACTTATACCACATCATATTAAATTGTATCGTTTTTATCCAAGAGATAGATATAAAGTCGGCAATGGAGTTACTTTATGCAGGAAACATCATAGAGGACTTCATAATAAAAATGTTGGTAAAAAAATTATAAAAATATGATTAATAAACAAAAAAACGCCACGGGATCCGAAGGCACACACGAAGAAAGAAAGATTCGTTGCTTAGGGTATCCGTGGCACTGATCTCTTAGGACATCAGTATGAGTTATCAAAATTACCATTCGTTGAATGGTCTTGGTTAATGCAATATAAGAGGAAGTATTCTAAAAGGATAAGAAATGATTTTATGACAAACTGGGTTCATTATTATGAAGAGGGTAAATATGATCTGGCTATTTTACATTTGGATCAGCAATGTGTTGATGAGGAATTACAAAGAAGAGGCAAGGCATCTTTGTATATGCAGATTAACGAAGTTATAAAAGATATTCCTAAAATTGTAATTCAGCATGGTACGCCTTATTATCCTGAGAAGTTTACTAAAGAATTTATGATACAGGAAATAAAGAAATTGATAGGAGATAATGTGATGGTTGTTAATTCAAGGACGGCTGTGAAACAATGGGGATTTGGTATTCCTATAATACATGGATTAGATCCTGAAGAATGGTTTGATTTAACAAAAGAACCTAGAGTTGTCACTGTTATAAGCCCGGCCGGGCTTGATAAATATTATGATAGGACATTTTTAAGGGCAGTTAGAGAAAGATTAGAAGAGCAGAGTATTGGGATGTGTCATATAACGGTAGATTTTAGGGCTTCTAATTGGGATGAGTATAGGAAGCTATTAGGATCTAGTTTAATATATTTTAATCCTACGAGAGAATCACCAATGCCTAGATCAAGAACAGAGGCGATGTTATCTGGCTGTTGTGTTATAACAACACCACATCAAGATGCAGATACTTTTATTGAGCATGGGGTCAATGGACTTATTTGTAAAAGGAATCCAGATCATGTTATTAAGCTTATAAATTGGTGTATGGATAATTATAAGGAAGCAATAAAAATCGGGCAGAAAGGAAAAGAGACAGCTAAAAAAGTATTTTCAATTGAAAGATATCAAGATGATTGGAAAAAATTAATGTTTAAAACCGTTGAAGATTATGGTAAGAAGAGTTAAATCATTAAGAAGAAAAATAGGATATTCTCATAGAGAGCATAGATCAAAGAAAGGAAGAAAAAGAATAAAAAGCTTTGCTGATTATAAAAGAAATAAAGATTATAAATTAAGAAAGCAAAAATTAAAACTAAAGGATAAATTAATATAATTATGAAGAAACAAAAGACTGCCTTTCTTAGCTTTGAACAATATCATGGCAAAAAGAATATAGGATCATCAAAGATTCGTTGTCATTGGCTTATAGAAAACTGGCTTAAAGAAGGCAAGGATATTGGCAATGTAGAGGTTTTTAAGATCGGGAAGAAATATGATTGTATTATATTTCAGAAAGCATATTGGATTGAATATGCAAAGGTGTTTAAAGGAATAAAGATTTTAGATTTATGTGACCCTGATTGGTTGAGCTGGCCTTATGAGATGATATCTATGATTAATGAAGTTGATGGAATAACAACATCAACAGAAGCGCTTGCTGATTCAATAGCTAAGTTTACAGATAAGCCTGTATGGCACTTGCCTGATAGGGTTAATCTTGATTTAATAAAACCGATAAAGAAACATAAAGGCAATGCTAAAACTGTTGTTTGGTATGGATATCCTCAAAACTTTGAGATGCTTCAATCGGCTATTAATGCTATAAAGAAAGAGAAGCTTAATCTTATTGTTATATCAAGCAAGCCGTTCTCAATGGCTGGTTGGCCTGAAGATATTGAATTGACTAATTTCTTTTATAATGAGGAGCATGTATATCAGGATATAGCAAAGGCGGATATAGTGATAAATCCAATATCAGATTTGGCTCATTGGAAATATAAATCTAATAATAAGACTGTTATAGCTTGGGCTTTGGGAATGCCTGTTGCGGTTAATGATCAAGAGTTAAAGAAATTTATCCCGGAGGAAGCAAGGATACAAGAGGTTAGTAAAAGATTAAAGGAGGTTAAAGAGAAATATGATGTTAAGTTATCAGTAAAAGAATTAAAAAACATAATCATATATTTGTCAAACAAGAAAAAGCAAATATAAACAAATGGGGACAAATAAAAGACTTATAGGATTGCAAGACCTAAAAGCAATAGAAATGAAATTTAAAGGAGTTCCTTTAAAAAAGATAGCAAAAGAAACGGGTATTGCATATATAACTGTTCGTCAATGGTTCATGACTGGCGGTAGACTTCATGAGGAATATAAAGAATACTGTAATAAACAGGAAGAGATTTTATTAAGCGAGGCTAAAAAACTTTTTAAGAAAAATATTAAAAATGCTTCTATTGCTCTTATAAGATTATTGAAATCAAATGATCAAAAAATTGTAATCGCTGCGGCTAAAGAAATAATAAACAGGGAACTTGGCGAGCCATTGAAAAGAGTTACTGATGAGACTGATGATACTGTCATGAAGATATTAAAAGAGGCAGGAGTTATAAAAGAAGAAAAAGATGACGGAGGAAAAGTTTAAAAAAATATTAAAGATATTCTATGCATTTCAGAAAACAAATCACGGAATAACTTATTATCCATTTCAAAAGGAAATAATTGAAAGAGTATTGAGGACAGTATTGTTTAGGACAGGCGAAGATATCTATTTTGAAATAAGCCGTCAAGCCGGCAAGACAGAGGCTTTAGTTGGAGTGGTAGAATTCTTAATGATCTTTTATCCTAGCTTGATGGGTGATATAATAAGAATAGGAATATTTGCGCCACAGAAAGAACAGACCAAAACGGATTTTGATAGATTAAAAGATAAGTTAGAGAGAGGCAAGCTACAAGGATTTAAAAGTATAGTAGATCCTAATGAATCAAATGCAGTAACTTTACAATTAGCAAATGGATCATATTGTTATACGTTTCCATTGACAATAACATCAAAGGTAGAATCAAAAACATTGGATTTGATTATTTATGAAGAGGCGAATAGTATTGATGATATTCAGAAAAAAAAGAAGTCCGATCCTATGGGAACTAATACAAATGCGCCTAGAATAGCAGTTGGAGTGTCTGGGACAGCTATAAACTTTTTCTATAAGGCAATTCAAAGAGGAAAGAATGCTTATAGTTATCCACACCCTATAATTGAAAAACAGAAAAGAGAAGCGTATAATAAAGATGGAGACGAATCACATCTTTATTATGAGAAATTTATAAAAAGCCAGATAGATTTGTACGGCGAAGATGATGATGCTTTTAGAACTCAGTATAAATTAGAATGGATTATAGGGATTGGGCAGTTTTTAACTAGAGATGATTTAGATAAAATAAAAGGAGATTTTGAAGTATATAATACGGATCATGAGGTTGTTGTTGGAATTGATACGGCCAAAAGTCCGGATAAAACTATTGTAACTGTAAAGGATATAGAAGATAAAAGAATATGCGGATGGCTTGAGATTGCAGGAGAAAACTACGAAGATCAATATTATATAATAGAAAAATGGCTTGCTAAAAGATATCCAAATGTTGTAAGAGTAGCAATTGATTCAACAGGTCAGGGAGATTTTATGCCTGATATGTTTGAAAACCATTCTGATTATGAGATATTGCCTGTAAAGTTTTCTTTACAAAGTAAAGATGTAATGTATAAGAATCTTTTAATTCAAGTTAGAAATCAAGGAACTAAATATCCTAAGACAGATTGTAAAGAAAGAGAACATTTTGAAATGCAATTACTGGATTTGCAGAAAGAATATAAAGGAGAGTATTTGTCTTGTCATCATCCTGATGATCCTAAAACACATGATGATTATCCTGATTCATGGGCATTGGCAGAATTAGCACATAAAGATTTAATTGAAAATGGAGTTGATATAAATATTATCAATACTAAGGATAAAAAAAATTATGTTATAAATAAAGGTGAAGAACCCATCATGGGTATAGTATAATGGATATCATAAAAGAATTAGTTAAAAAAGTAGATATTGACATAGAAGAGAAACAAATAAGTCCTGATGATTTATTTGCGCCCTCTTCTTTTTTATTGACTGGAGAGGTTCCTCCTGATAGAAAAACGAGCGAATTGTTGAGATCATCAACAGGATGGGTTTATGCTTGCGTTAATGCTATTGCAGATGAGATAGGATTTATAAATATAAGGTTATTTAGATTTAATAAGAATGGTTCTGAAGAGATATTTAATAATCCTATTTTGGATTTATTGCATAGAGCAAATGATTTTACAACAAAGTTTGATTTGTTCTGGTTGACCACGAATTATTTAGAATTGACAGGTGAAGCTCCTTGGTTTTTAGTCTATGAAGGCAACAAGCCTTCTCAGATAGTTCTTTTAAGACCAGATAGATTAAAGGTAATTCCCGGTGAAAATGTTAATGAAATTATAAAAGGATATAAATATAATATTGGAAATGGACAGGAGATAGATTTAGAATTTAATGAAGTTATATTTTTAAGATATCCTGATCCTGCAAAACCATTTAGAGGAATTGGAACACTTAGCGCAGCAGCTTTAACGTTTGATATTGACAAATTTTCTGAAGAGTGGAATAAAAAGTTTTATTGGAATTCGGGTAGGCCTGATTCTGTATTAACTACTGAACAGAAATTAACAAAGACGCAGATAGAAACATTGGAAGATAGATTGAGGAAATTTAAATCTATAACGAATGCTCATAAGATGATGATACTTCAGAAAGGATTGAAATATGAGCCTATGGCTATATCTCAGAAAGATATGGACTTTATGAAACAGCAGGAGTTTAGCAGAGATAAAATATTAGGAATATTTAGAGTTCCTAAATCAGTGCTTGGATTAGTTGCTGATTCTAATAGATCAAACACAGAGGCATCAGATGTTATATTTGCTAAAAGAACAATACGTCCTAAGATGCAAAGAATTATAGAACAGCTTAACGAATTCTTATTGCCATTATTTTCGGGAACAGAGAATATGTTTTTGTCATATGATGATCCTATTCCTGAAAATTCTGAAGCTGCAACCAAATCAAAAGAGAGTGCGCTAAAGACAGGATACGCTACAATTAATGAAATAAGAGAAAGATCAGACTTAGAATCAATTGGACCTGAAGGAGATAAGATTAGGATTCCTAATAATCTTGTTTCAATTGAAGAATCATCAAATCCTGCAGAAAAGAAATTAAGTAGAAATGATAAAGTATTTATTAGACAAATGAAAGCTAGAAATAGAAAGAAAGAACAAAAAAATCAGATTGTTAAAAAAGTAAAAGAGGTTATAACTAAACAGATTGAGGAAAATATAATAAAAATAATGAAGACTCAAGTTGGAATATTTAATGGTAAGAAAAAAAAGAAAATAAAGAAAAAAGAAGAAGATAATATTTCTTCTGAAGAAAAAAAGAAATTAGATTTTCAATCAAAACAATTACAAATAGCTGATAAGTTTGAGGAGGCATTTTTAAGAAGAGTGAGATCTGTATTCAGAGATCAGAGAGATGCTATTTTAAGGGAACTATCAAGCAAGGCAGTTGATCCTAAGGGATTTAAATTAGATCCTGATAAGTGGGGCAAAAAGTTTTCTAATGAAACGAAAGCAGTAGTATTGGGTATAATAAAAGAAGAAAGCGATGAAGCATTTAACTTTTTAGAAATTGAAGATCAATTAGATTTGAGCAGTCCTTCAGTTAAGAATTATACTGAGGTAACAACATTTAGATATGGCCGAGAAGTTACTAAGACTACTAATAAACAAGTGGAGAGAGTTATAGCTCTTGGTGTAAACAAAGGAGAAAGCATACCACAGATTACCGAAAGAGTCAAAGGATTATTTAGTCAAATATCTACTGGAAGAGCAGTAAGGATAACTCGTTCAGAGGTGATAAGAGCTGCTAACTTTGCCACAGAGCAATCATATATTCAATCTGGTGTTGTATCTCATAAAGAATGGTTAACAGCTTTAGATGATAGGGTATGTCAATTTTGTATGCCTATGAATGGAAGAGTCGTCGGATTAAAACAACCATATCATAAATATAATGACAACTTTGAGGGAAATCAGGGAGGAGTATTAAGATTTAATTATACAGAGATTCAATATCCGCCATTACATCCACAATGTAGATGTACTATTATTCCTATTGTTGTAAAATCTTTTGTATCATCAAAGATTAAGAAGCTTGAAAAAGAAAAAAAAGAATTAGTTGATGAAAAAAATAAAATTGATAACCTTGTAAATGGACAAGAATAACTTAAAAAAAGTAGAAGGATTAATTGAGGAAAATAAAAGTTTTAAAAAAAAGAATGAGATATTAATAAATAAACTTTTAAAAGAAAATCCTAGATCAGCACAGATTATAGAGCCAGTAATTAATATATTAGATAAGTGTATTGGTAATAAAGAAACTAAAACATCTGCTGGAAGATTAAAAATTCTTATTAAAGAAAATCAGAAGTTGAAAGAAATATATGATTATTTAAAAGATATAGAAATATCTGATAGTTATAATATAAAAGATATAGATGCAGCAGTTAAGTTTTTTAAAAAGAGTTCGGATAATATTATAAACAAATTAGAAGAGATAATAAGCAAAGAATTAGAAAAGAATTTTTCAGAAAGCCATAATGTCATAGTTCAGAATCCGATTAAAAATATTATTGTTGATAGTATACTGAATGAAATAATGATTAAGAATTTTCCTGAATCTTTTAAAATATCAAATTTAAAAGATATTAAACAACAGGAATTTCCTAAATCGTTTATTGTTAAAAGTAAAAGATTTGTTGAGATAAAAAAACAGATTGAATTACTTGTTAAGGATAACAAAAGATTAATTGAAGTTATAGAGAAACAAACCGAAAATGGCAGAGAAGTAAAGATAACTAATAGTAAACCAAAGGATGCGATACCAGTTGTTTTAACAACAGAAGATAAACAGAGATTTTATAATGTGATGATGCAAGTGCTTGGAGCTGCTGGAACGGATCCTAAGAAATTAGATAATATAATTTCTAATACACGAATTCCTTCTGTTGTTGGTCATGGTAGTTTAACAATTGCTAATGCAGGAACACCCGGTAACCTTCCAAATGTTGCATGTAAAAGAGTTGTGATTCAAGCTAACGAAGGAAATACTGGAAGAATAGCTATTGGTGGATCTAATGCTGTTCGTGCGGCATTAGGTACAAGGAATGCTATTTATCTTTATAAAACTTGGAGACAAGAATTTAATGTAAGTAATCTTAATTTACTATGGGTAGATGTCGTAGTAAATGGAGAAGGTATAACATATACTTATGAGAATTAAAATAATTTCAATATTAACAGGAATTATCATAGGAACGATTATTACTGGATATGCTTTGGCACAAGGTGGATTTTGGGTCCCTGATGCTAATGATGATTTAGCGCCCTTGGATGATAGTTGGGGAATTAGGTTAGGAGGAACATCTACACCTGATTTAAGATTTTATGAAGGGGCTAATTATATAGGATTTACAGCACCTGCATTAATTGGTAATCAAGTATGGACTTTACCAAATGCTGATGGAAATCCAAATGAATTTCTACAAACAAATGGAGCTGGAATTTTAACATGGGCTGTAGGAGGTGCAGGAATTCCGGGTGGAGTAGATACTCAAATACAATATAACAATGGAGGAGCTTTTGGTGGAGCTTCAGGATTTATTTGGGATGATGTTAATAGTCTTGTTGGTATAGGAGATACAACCCCTGATGCTGTATTAGAGATAACAACAAGTTCAGCAGTAGATTTATTCTATATCTCTACTTCAGCAGATACTGATGGCGATATATTTAAAGTAGATAGCAATGGCGATATTACAGCGAGTAAAACTATGACAGCGTCTACATTTAATGCTACTAATGAGGATGATGTATTACAAGTAGATGGGAGTTGTATTTTAAGACCAGGGGCGTCAGCAAACAGAAATTTATTTTTGGGTGAAGGAGCTTTTGATAATGATGATGGTTTTCAAAATATGGGAATTGGATTTGAAGCTGGAAAGAATAATGATGATTCTGGTGGAGGAACTTTTGGAACTGGAAATGTTTATATTGGATATATAGCTGGTGCAGGGGTTACTGCCGCAACAAATAATATTGGTAGATTTAATGTGGCAATAGGGGCTTTTGCACTATCAAGAAATACAACTGGATTTAGTAATATGGCTATTGGATATAATGCAATGAGAGAAAATACAACAGGGATTTCTAATGTTTCAATAGGACCCAGTTCAGCTTTAGATGGAAAAAGTGGTGCAAGAAATATGTTTATTGGAGACCTTACTGGACGTGAAAATGTAAGTGGTAATGATAATGTTGCAATAGGTTCAAGTGCAGGGAGAGGTGTTAATGGAAATTCATTCCATAGAAATATTTTTATTGGTTCAAGTGCTGGACAAGGAATAATGACAGGTTCAGACAATATTTTTATAGGATATAAATCAGGTATAAATCAAACAACAAACTCCAACCTTCTAATAATAGACAACCAAGATAGAGGAAGTGCGGTGGCAGAAGCAACAGAAGCACTAATCTATGGAACTTTTGATAATACTTATACAGACCAACTACTTACTTTTAATGCTTCAGTAGGAATAAACGACGATACGCCAGATGCTGTATTAGAAGTAACGACTTCAACTGACGGACAGGACTTCTTTATGGTTAGTTCTTCTGCGGCAGATGGGGATTTATTTAAAATTGATAGTGGTGGAGATGTTATAATAGGAGGAGATACAGATTACTTTAAACTTACAGATGGAGTAGTAAGTATGGCTGGAACAGCAAGAATAATTAAGGATTTATGGATAGATTCATCAGGAATAAAAGCCCCCGGCGATAAACCAGCTACTGAAGTGTCTCATGGAAACTTAGATATTGCTGCTTGG